GATGCACAAATGTTTAAGTAATCAATAAAAATAATATCCGCTTTAAACTTTTTCTTCATTTGAAGTTCATCAATCAATGCACGGAAATGATTTGAATTTGCAGATGCGGTAGGATATTCTTTTATAATTAGTTTACCTGTCATCTTTGATGAAATAGTATTCATCTTTTTATCATAGACTTGCTTTGGTAATTCTTTTAAGTTGTCTAGTGTAATATCCATCAAGTTTGCATCTATTCGTTCTGCAATTCTTTCTTCTGCCATTTCACAAGTGATGTACAACACACTCAAATTTTGTGTCAAGCAATTTGCGGCATGATGACAAAGGAATGCAGACTTACCAACACCTGTTCCTGCCATTATAATGTTTAATGTTTTACTAGGAGTGCCACCTCCAGTAATGTCGTTCAGGAATTCTAAATCAAATGGAATTCTTTTTTCTTTTTGGTGATAAAATTGGTATCGTTCATCTGCATCTTCAATATAATCGTGACCGATGTGGGTATCAAAAGATACAGACAGTGCATCCGACAATATATGTGGGATTGCAGTATCTGTTTTATCTTTTGATTTCCCGTCTATAATATGAATAGATTCCATAATGGCATTATAGACCGCTTTGTCTTTACAAAACTTTTCTGTTTCAGATGTCAACCAATCAATGTTTGCATCGTTGGAAGAAAAAGAATTTATTAAATTAGAAGAATTCTTATATTCTTCTTCGTTAAGCGTTGAGTTTTTATCTAATTCTATACTTAATGCTTCTTTGGTTGGAAGGTTATTATATTTCACGACAAAACTCTTAATTATATCAAAAACTAATCGTTCGGTTTTATCATGAAAATATTCTTCCTTTATAAAAGGAACAACCTTTCGGGCATATTCTTCATTGTATATTAAATTTTGTAGTATTACTGCTTCAACTGTTTTCATCGGATACCGTCTCACCCGTTTCCTCTAGGAAATCTCCATCTATTTCTTCCATTTCATCTTCTAATACTGAGACTAGAATTTCTCCCAAACCATCAATGAACTCTTGGTCTTCTTCTAAATCCTTTGGATTTTCTATCAATTCGTAATCAAACTTTAATTCCATTCCATCATCTTTTTCATTAAAAGCAATACGACCATATTGAAGTTTTACTCCTTCACATTTACCTTCAGTAATAACAATAGGAACTGGTTGAATAGTTTTATCTGTATCATCAAATTTATATTTCTTGGTCATTTTCATTCTCCAATTCAGTAGTTTCTTCTACTTCATTACCATATTTGAATTCTTTTGCAACCGCTTCTTCAAGTTTTTGCATAACATCTTCGGTGAAGTATTTCTCTGGGTCGTTATTAATTGATTTCTCAAATGCTGTTTTACCGTCTGGTAATTCAATACGAGTAGAAACCTTCTTAAAGATTCCATACTTTACTGCAATTGGTACTAAACCATAATAAGGATTCAAACCAGTATCATAATTTAACTGAACTTCTACCTCTTTATTCTCTTTGGTAAATCTGCCTTTGTATAATTTACATTTTATAATACCACCAATAATATCTGTACCATCTTTTTCTTTCTTCTTTGAAAGATAAACAATTGTGGATGCGGCATACTTTAAACCAGAACCACCACCCATTTCTTTCATTGGAACATATGCACCAATAATGCTATAGGTGTGATTTGTCAGAACCAAAGGAATACCTGCTTTACCAAGTTTCAATGTAAGAACACGGAATGTTGCTTTGATGACTTGCGCGCGTGTCATATCACGGGTCTGCTTCCCTTCTGCGGTGTCTGTCATTTCTTTTTCTGTAGAAAGCATACCAAGACTGTCTAGAACAACAAACACAGGTTTCTTTTCTTTTGTTTCGATGTATGTGTCTACAATAGAAATTGCCTGATGACGGAAACCTTCAACAGTCGCAACAGGAAATATTGCAACTCTTTTTGGGTCTAATCCTCGTTCCGTAATCATATCAGAAGTTACTGCTGATTCTGTATCGAAGTATAATATCATACCATCTGGATTGTCGTCAAGAAATTTCTTNCACATTCCTAATGCAAAGTAAGTTTTGCCTGTTGCTGATTCACCCGCNAGTGCCATTATTTTATTATTGGGAATGCCACCGTAGAGTGAACCAGACAACAAAGCATTAAATGCATAAGAACCAGTATCAATGAATCCTGTTACATCACTTCCTTCAATTCCTTCAGACACAATGCCTGCATATTCATTACCAGAACTTTTAATAATGTCTTTCAGAAAATCCGTCATTCTTGTTCTTTCTTATTGGACACAAATCCACTGGACTTACATTTGCTACCACCACAACATTTCTTCTTTTTCTTCTTTGGACTCTTGCCAGACTTCCATGCCTCGTTTACATCTGGTGTGGTTTTATCATCTGCTTTAAATGTACCATCATCCAGTCTGGCTCTTTTGTCTGTTCCAAGCATAATGTCTAAACCATCAAATGCTCGGTCTATTGTGTCTGCGATATATGTTCCTGTTATCATAATAACTCCTTTATCTCTTGTATAGTATACTCTAACTCTTTACATTTTTCAACAATATTTTCGTAAGTTTCTAAATTACAATTCTTGTCTGCTTGACATTTTTTCAACAATAACTTCGATTCTTTTTGTACTGATTCTAATATACTTAAAATTAATTTTATGGATTTTCTGGATATGTCTTTCATTCAAAAAATTCCTCCAGTGACGATGTGCCATATTTTTCTGCTATTCTGTTTACATTTTGTTTATTAACATTCACCACCGATAAATCAAAATCTGGTTTGGCTTTTAATAGTTCATAGTTACCCTTTCCTTTCATTTCTTTCCACTCTAAATCTTTTTCTTTGGGGTATTTTAATGACCATTCTACCGTTGAATTTTTTAGTTCCTTCCTTGCTTTCTTACTCAAAGGGTATATGTATCGGAACTGTTTACCTTTTATTCTCTGTATTCCCTTATGTTTCATGAAATCATAAGTCATCCAGAATAACTTCTTATCTGAATCTAGAAACTCTTGATTTTCTTCAAGTAGTTTTCTGGTACTTCTTGGATGGATTTTTTCCCCTTCTTTTGACATATAAATATCTGTCCATATAAATCCACCATAGAGAAAATTAGAACCTTGATATACATATCCACACTTACCTACAATACCATCTGCCCATGTATAAAGATACTTTTTGTCTGGTGTATACTTTTTCATCCAAGACACTACTTTAGAAATCATCTGTGATTCCGAGTTTCTTGGCATTTTATCATCCATACACATCTTTCCAATTTCATAGTAATCCTTTGTCACCAAATCTGGAAACAACTTTCGGATTGTTTGTAATGGTTGAGTTCCCCAACCAAGAGTCAATACACCAACCAACTCTTCATCGACATACACACCAAGATAATGCTTGGTAAGTCTTGGCATTACAGGTGAGTAATGTCTGTCTTGTATAAAGAGTACTGCAACTCTTTCATCTATGGGTTTGATGTTCATGTGAATAATTCTTCTAGTGTTGAAACTTCTTTCCAGTTCCAACCAATCTTTTCTAAAATAGTTTTCAACGGACTCAAGAATGCCTTTTCAAATTGATGTTCATAATCAATAAATTTATCCAACCCAAATTCCTTTGGTAATTCATTTGGAAATGAAATAATTTGGTCTTGACCCGCAACACCACCAACAGGATTGGGCGCTTTCAAGTGTACAAATTTAATCTTATCTCCATCTACAATCTTTCTGTGTGTGTTTCCTATCCCCAACTTGTCCACATAGTGATTATAAATCAAACTGCCTTTGACTGCAATTGGTGTAGACTTTTTATAGATGCTTCCGTGCGATGCATACTTTTTAATTCCATTTACTCCGCGGGGAAATGCAATTTCTTCAATTGAAAAGTTATTGAACTTCTCTCGGAAGTCTTCAATAAATTCAATCACAGAATCTTCATCTGATGTCAGGATAAGATTAATTGCTTCCTTCAACGAATCCCTCACAACCTGTGGTGTAGAACTTCTTGCAGTTTCAAGACCCATAATCTTTTGTTTGGGTGGGTCGTAAGAAACACCTTCCGAATCATAAACATTGGCCATGTATCTTTTCTTTGCAGTCCATACTGCCTTATCTGCAATTATTTCTCGTTCCATTGAAATAACTTCTGGACTTATTGCATTCATAGTTTCGGATAACTTTGCATATTGTTCGTTAATGAATGGTAAAATTATTTCTTCGGACGCTTTGTGGAGGAATTCCACCATCTCCTGCTTCGTGTTGGTGGAAGGACAAACTTTGTCCACAAGATTCCCACAACGCAAATACACACTATCTGTATCACTAGCAACAACATAATCAAAATCCTCCGTCTTAAATGTTTCGTTTAAAAATGTATTGAGTTTATCTGCAATGAATTGAATAATCAATTGTCCCGACAAGGTAATTGCTTCTGCCAAATCAATGTCGTAATATCTTCCATACTCATTTCCCAATGCACCATAACAACTATTCAATTGAATCTTCCGTACCAATTGGAAGTTATAATACTTGGTAATTTCTTTGTCAAGTTTGTTTGCAATACCACCTTTTGCAAGAGTTGGTGTTGCCATTTTACCAACATTTTGTCGGTGCTTCTGTGCTTCAATCATTTTGCCTTTGTACATCTTTCGTTCGTTGTACAACTTCTCCATGATTGCAGGAAGAAACCCCTGATGATCTTTTGTGTATGTTGTTCCGTTTGCGGCAATACACAAATCTTTACTCTTCCATTCTTTGATCATCCTCTGTGTATGTTCACCTGTTCCATTTATAATACCACCTATATCAAGAGTTTTACGAAGACCATCTTCTGTCTTTGTTTCAGGAGATAGATTCAACCAACGAATAATAGAAGGATACAAACTTGCAAGGTCAAATGAAACAATCCAATCGTGCATTCCCACAATAGGTTCTTT